TCCCACCATGTAATACTCTTTTACGTGTGTAGACATTTTTTTCAAAGCTTTAAGTTGTGGAACATTACTATCTTGAGCTTCATCTACAATTAAAACGTCAATATCAGGGGCAACAGCGTGTTCATTAAACTCGTGTATCATATCATTATAATCACAAACTTGACTCGTTCTTTTATATTCATCATACACATCTTTCATCTCACTAAGAATTGTATAATTATTGTAAGGGTAATAACCAGAGCTAGTAGCTTTTAATGTATACCAATACTCTTTTATTGTTTTACCAGTTCCAAAAGCATCAGTTAAAAATTTAAAAAACTTATGTTTATCATTATCAAATTCTGATTGAGTGACTCTCTGACGTTTAAAACCAGAATTCAATCTGCATAAATTAAGATAATCAGCGTAATCTACTAATTCTTTTTTTAATAATTTACTTCTACAAAAAGCATGTATTGTGCAAATTTTATGTTTAAAGAATTTTTTCTTTAGACCTTTTTCTTTTATTTCTGGTAGATCTAATATGGCATCCTTTAATTCTTCTGCAGCTACTTTAGTATGAGACAACATAATTATTTTTTCACAATTATATTGTTGTAAAAGTTCTTGATATTTTTTTGTTAAAAATATATGTGTCTTACCTGTTCCTGGAGGACCAGATACAAATTTAGGTTTCATTAGTTATCCTTTCTATTACTTCTTGTGCTTCTCCTTCTATAATTAAATTATCCTTATTTATCTTATAGTTTTCTATTTTATAAGATGTGCAAGATTTACTATCGTGTTTACCTCTATATTTTTTAGCTCTTAATATGCGTTTGCATTTTAATACAAGGTCTACTCTTGCTAGATTAATTCTTTTATCTTGAAGGAATTGATCAAGTTTATTTAAATTAAATTCTAAACTTTTATTTTTTAAATTAAAATAAGGTAAACCAAAGATTGCAAGTTCTTTTTTATCTGTATAAGCTTTATTTTTTTCTATAAAAGAATCAAACCATCCTATAAATCTTACATCCTCACTTGATTCTGGATCGTAATCAAGAGCTTTAGTCCTAGCTTCAAACTTTGCTTTCATCATTTCTATAAACTTTGCTTCTTTCATATATGGTAAATACACAGCTACTTGTGTCATTACTTCATCATAAAATATACTTTTTTTCATAAGACTGGGTCCTTTCACTGTCACTGATTTTTCTACTTTCTTATCTTCTTCAATTGCATATATAGTTACAAAATATCTATCGCTTCCATACTCTACAATATCACCTATGTGTTCATTAACTTCTTCTTCATTTTGAGAAATACCAATCCATTTAAATAAATCTGATACATCTTTTTTACTTACGTTTAAAATTTCTGCTAATTTTGGAATTCCATATATTTTATTAGCTGTTCTTCCTGTCGTGCCTTTTTGATTTCT